AATAATGATAATTCTTTTTCTTTCGATAAAAATGATTCAGAAAAACTTCGCATCTCATCTAATGGTGATGTAACAACAACAGGTGCAATTGCAGCTGGAAACAAACTAATAGAATATAAATTTGGTACAGAGGGATTAGATTTTTATTTTCCAGGATCTGGTGTATTATTTAAATCAGGTATTGCAGTCGTTTTAACAAATTCAGGTAGTACAACAATAAGCATAACAGGATAATGAGAAAAATAGGTATTCAAATAAAAGGTGTAGGTAAAGCAATTTCAAAAAAATCAATAGGTGGAGTCATTTCAACATTTTCACCTATGACAAAAAAATTTCCTGAAGTCGTTAGAGATACAGCGGAAAAATCTACAGGCATGAGTGAGGGTGGTTTCTTTAGTAAATTATTTAAAAAGAAAAAAAAGAAAGATAAAGAAAAAAGACTAGAGGAGAATATCACAAAAAAACAAAAAAGATTAGAGGAGCTTAAAAAAGAATTAGGCTTAAAAAAAGGTGGTATGCCTGCAAGAAATAAAAAAAATTTTAGATCAACTAAATCTGGTGCAGGTATGACACAAGCAGGTGTTGCTGCTTACCGAAGAATGAACCCTGGTTCTAAACTTAAAACTGCAGTAACTGGAAAAGTAAAACCTGGATCAAAAGATGCAAAACGTAGAAAAAGTTTTTGTGCAAGATCAGCAGGACAAATGAAAAAATTTCCTAAAGCAGCAAAAGATCCGAATTCACGTTTAAGACAAGCAAGGAGAAGATGGAAATGTTAACTTGTATTAATTGTAATCACCCCTGTCATTGTAAAGGCGTTGGTATGTATATGAATACTAATCAATGTATAGGATTCCCTGGATGTTTTTGTTACACTTGTGAACATGGTGTATTAATTTTAAAAGAGGAGGACAATATGGTAAAAAAAATAATTAAATGGATTTGGAAAGTTATTTGTTGGCCATTTAAAAAAGCACATCAATGGTTAA